TTCTAATACAGCTGCAACAGAAGAATTTAATGCACCTTTTGGTTCAACCCAAGAATTTGATTTATCATAATAATTTTAAATAGACATATAAAAGTCTTATAAATAATAGTAACATCATAGATATATAATAAGGAGAAATGAATGAGTGACGATATAATAAAAAAAGACATTAAAAGTCTTGTAGAAAACGAAATCCCCAATCTAAACAACCTATTAAGCACAGAAGAAATTTCTGATTTTAAAGCAATGACGGAAGAGTTGCGAGATACTTGGACTAAGAAACAAATGTTTCGAACAGAAACAGAAGCAAGATTTTCTGTATTACAAGATAACCGTTATCCAACTAAAGGTGCCAAGTATTGGCAATGCGTAAGAGAACAATCAAGTTATTTAGATAATCTAATGACATTATCGTTTGACTATCGAAGAAGTGAAGCGAAGATTAAATACCTAGAGAAAAAAATATCTACTGAAACAGATGAATACAAATTAACTAAATACGAAATTGATTTAGATGAAGCTCGTTTTGGTAAAGCGTCTATGGAAAAAACTGCTAAACATAGAATGAGAGAAATCAAAATGTGGTCTAAGTTAAAATTAGAATTTAATGATGGATCATTTAACGATAAAGATGTTAATGAACATCAATTAGAATCTTATCGTTTAATGTATCAAGGTAAGGCAAAAAATCTAACTTCAAGCACAAGTGAAGCGGAAGTGTTTAACATAGTAGGTCAATTATCATCTCTTGAAAGAATTAAAAAATCTGGTGAATTAGAAAATAAAACTGAAAAAAAAGAACAGATTACTCAACATGGACAACCAAAACCTTAAATTTGATTTCGTATTTTTAGGTCAGTCTGTTTTAAAGTATCAAGTACCTTTAGATATTTTTACAACAATTAATCAAATATACGAACAAAACTATCATAATCTTGAACGAGCTAATGGTCAATTAGTAGGTAAGATAGAGAACGAACATTCTTTATTTTATCACGGCAAAGATCAGACAAAAATGAAAAATCATAATATGTTTCCACAAAATGTGACAGATTATTTTATGTCTATATTTAATCACTATTTAACTTTTAATAAAATAAGAGATTATGATACTCATTTAAATTCTATATGGGTGAATGAAATGAAACAACATGAATATAATCCTGCACACATTCACAGAGGAATGTTATTTACAGGATTGTCTTCTGTAATGATTTTAAAACTACCTTCTACATTTGGTAAAGAATATTCAGCAGAGAATATTCAACAGAATGGTAGACTACAAATACTAGGGGCAGCCAATGGTCAGTTTGCAAAGATAGATTATCAACCACCAATGGACCTTAGAGATTTCTATGTGTTTCCATATGACATGAGGCATTGTGTTTATCCTTTTAATGGCACTACTGAAACACGAAGAACACTTGCTGCAAACGTTGATGTAAACTTTGACCCAATAAAAAATAGAGGAGCTATATAATGGATAAACAATATTTAATTAGAGATGACCATATTGGTGTATTTAAAAACTTTATGTCAAACGAATTAATAGAAGACTATTTAAATTATTTTAATAAGTGTGAGCAACAAGGTGCAGTATATCCAAGAAAAGAAGATGAAATGTTAGTGTCTGATAACGTAATAAACACTATAACAGATACCAATGTCGCAATGACTTATAACAACAAACCTTTTATAGATTTATTTTTTAAAGAAGTATATCCTTTATATGTTCAAAAATATTCTTATCTAAAAAAATTAACTACACACAACATACTAGAAGTTAAGATACAGAAAACAAAAGTAGGTGAAGGTTATCATACTTGGCATTGTGAAAATGCTGAGATGAAGGCAAGAAATAGAATATTAGCTTTTATGGTTTATCTAAATGATGTAACCGAGGGTGGGGAGACAGAATTTTTATATCAAAAGTGTAGATTCAAACCAGAAAAAAATACATTGATGATATGGCCATCACAATTTACACACATTCATAGAGGCAATCCACCCTTGTCTAATGACAAATATATAATAACGGGTTGGATAGAATACGGATATTAATATGATAACAGAACCACGTTGGAAATCTTATATTGTTGAAACAACTACACCAATATTCACACCTAAACAATGTCAAATGATTATAAAATCAGGAAGAGAAGAACCTAAACAAACTGCTGAGGTTGGAAATGAAAAAAATGATAAAAAAGGAGTTTTAGATACTGAAACAAGAACATCACATATTAGTTGGATACCATTTAAAAAAATGAATGATATGTATAAAGACATTGAAAAGATTATGAAAACTACAAATGGTAATCATTTTGGCTTTGATGATATGCAAATTACAGAAATGGCACAATACACAGAATATCCAGAAGGAGGATTTTATGATTGGCACGTTGATAATGATACTAATTTTGCACATGAACCTCCTGTTAGAAAAATATCTATGACTTGTTTATTATCTCCTGAGAATGAATTTGAGGGTGGTGATTTAGAATTAATGAAAGAAGGTAAGGTTGCAAAACTTAAACAAGGTCATGCAATATTTTTTGCTTCATTTATCAGACATAGAGTGACGCCAGTAATAAAAGGTAATAGAAAATCTTTAGTAATGTGGTTTGGAGGCACACCCTTTAAATAATGTTTAGAGAATTACATTTTCCAACACCTATCTATATTGCAGATATAGATCACCCTACTCTTAATCAAGAGTTAGAACGAGATATTATGGCTTGGGCAAATAAAGATAAAGGTATAACAAGAACTAATATACAAGGTTGGCATTCAACTACTGATATGCATGAATTACCTGAGTATCAAAAATTAGTTAGTATGTTATATGCGTGTCAAAAAACTATTTACGATCAAGAACATTTAGATAGTGAATCTTACTTAGGTAATATGTGGGCTAATATTAATCCACCAGGTGGAAGTAATCGAGCTCATCAACATCCTAACTCTCTATGGTCAGGTGTATATTGGATAAAAACATCTAAAAATTGTGGTCATTTAAAAATAGATGATCCAAGATCATCAGCTGCAATGGTAAGACCAAAACAAAAAGAAGGTCCAATGCCTTCAAGATTATTTAGAGAAACACATTATGAACCAATCACTGGAAGATGTATTATGTTTCCATCGTGGTTAATGCATTGTGTCGATCCTAACGAATCTATTGATACAAGAATATCTGTGTCATTTAATTTTTTACAGAAAGGTATGTTCGTATGACATTTCAAATTAAAAAATATCAAGTAATCAAAAACGCTGTTAGTTATGAGCTAGCTAATTTTATATACAATTATTTCTTACTTAAAAAAGATGCTGTTGACTTTATGTATCAAAACAATATTCATGCTCAATCAAGTATATTAGGCAAATGGACCGATCAACAGATACCTAATACTTACTCTTGTTATGCAGATTTTGTAATGGAAACTTTAATGATGAAAGTATTACCAAAAATGCAAAAAGAAACAGGATTAGAATTACTACCAACATATTCTTATGCGAGAGTATATAAAAAAGGTGATGAGTTAAGAAGACATAGGGATAGACCTAGTTGTGAAATATCAACCACAGTACATTTAGGTGGTGACCCATGGTCTATATTTATTGATGACACAGGAACAAAATCAGTTATTGATGAATACAAAAAAATCATTAAACCTAACGCACCAGCAGGTACAAAAGTTGACTTAGAAGTAGGGGATATGTTAGTATATAGTGGGTGTGAATTAGAACATTGGAGAGAACCTTTTGAAGGTGATAGCTGTGGACAAGTGTTTCTTCATTATAATCATGTAAACGGACCTTATGCAACTAATAATCTATTTGATGGAAGACCTAAACTAGGTGTTCCTAAATTCAGTAAATAGTATATTAAAAACTTATAAATATAAGAAAGATTTAATATATAGGAAGTTGACTAATGGCAACAATACAAAACATCACTATTGACCAGGATGCTGATTACACAGAAACTTTGACAGTCAAAGATTCAACAGGCACAGTTGTAGATTTAACAGGAAGTACAATGACAAGTAAGTTAAGAAAAACTCATTTGTCAAGCAGTGCTACAAGTTTTACAACTGCTATCGTAAGTGCAACTGACGGTACTTGCTCAATAACATTAACAGATACAGTTACCTCAGGACTTTCTGAAGGTAGATATGTATGGGATTTAACTCAAACTGATTCAAGTGGTATAGTCACTAGACGAATCGAGGGAAGAGCAACAGTCACACCAAGCGTGACTAGATAGTTATGTCAACTAAAGATTATCTTGACAGCAAATGGCCTGATCTACA